AGTTCGACGCGGCATCCCCGGCGCCGCACCTGTCGGCGCTGAACGTGTACGCCAAGGCCTTCGCCCGCGAGCTGTCGCTGCCGGACTGGTCGGTCGCCCTGACCGACGTCGCGAACCCGACCAGCGCCGAGGCCTACGACGCCGGCCAGCACGAGCTCATCGCCGAGGCCGAGGGCACGATCCGCGAGCTCACCCCCGCGCTGCGCCGGCTGGTGCCGATCGCGATGGCGATGCAGTCCAACATGGACACCGTCCCGACGCAGTGGTCGTCGATCGACGCGCAGTGGCGCGACCCGCGCTACCAGTCCCGCGCCGCGCAGGCCGACGCGGGGTCGAAGGCGCTCGCGGCGGTCCCCGAGCTCGCGCAGACCGAGGTCGGGCTCGAGCTGCTCGGCCTGACCCCGCAGCAGATCGAGCGGTTCCAGTCCGAGCGGCGCCGGGCGCGCGGCACCGCCACGATCGACGCGCTGCTCGCCGCGGCCCGGCAGGGCGGCACCGGTGGTCTCGCCGGCTGACGCTGAGCGGCTCCGGCAGGTCCAGATCGCCGTCCGCAAGCTCGTGCGCCGCGAGCTGACGGCGTTCTTCGACTACCTGAACCTCTCGCGCCCCGAGGCCGCGCGGGACGCGCTGCTCGAGTTCGTGCCCTACCTGGTCGAGAAGTACGGCGACTCGGCCGCCGCGATGGCCGCCGACTGGTACGACGAGCTGCGCGCCGCGGAGAACGTCCCAGGACGGTTCCGGGCCCTGGCGCAGCCCTCGCCGTACCTCGACGGCGTCGAGGGCACCGTGCGTCGTGCGGCCGGCTCGCTGTTCACCGACACCCCCACGGCCGCCCTGGGTGTCCTGCTCGGCACCACCGAGAAGTACGTCCTGGCCGCCGCTCGGCAGACCGTCACGACGTCCGCCGACCGGGACCCGCGCGCGAGCGGGTGGCGGCGGATCACCCGCGCCGGCGCCTGCGACTTCTGCGTGCTGCTCGCCGGGCGCGGTGCGGTCTACAAGGAGCACACCGTGCACTTCGCGGCGCACGGCGGTGCCACTGGCGGGGAGTGCAACTGTGCGGCCGTCCCGGACTGGGACCCCGATGCCCCCGAGGTCGACGTGAAGCTCTACGAGGCCTCCGTGCGCACCACGGCGTGGCGTCTGGCGGCAGCCCGCGGCGACCAGCGCGCCGTCGAACGTCTCGCGCAGCACAACGCGCTCATCCAGCGCGCGATCGCCGAGTACGTCACCCACTGACCTCCCCGCGCTCGTGCGGGGGTACGCCCACGCGTGGCGGTCAACACGCGGTCACTAGGAGGTAGCAGCGATGCCCGATCTCGACAACCCCGAGGGCGGCGACGAGGGCGCCAAGGCCTACGTCCCGCCGGCCACCCAGGCCGACCTCGACGCGATCATCGGCAAGCGGCTCGCGCGCGTCGAGGCCAAGTTCGGCGACTACGACGACCTCAAGGCCAAGGCGGCCCGCCTCGACGAGATCGAGGAGGCCAACAAGACCGAGGCCCAGAAGGCCGCCGACCGGATCTCCGCCGCGGAGGCCGAGGCGGCGTCGGTCCCGGCCAAGGTCGCCGACGGCCTGCGGTCGGCGCTCGTGTCGCTCGGCGTGGTCCCCGAGGACCGCAAGGTGCTGCTCACCGCCACCGACCCCGATGCCCTGCTCGAGCAGGTCAAGGCGATCCAGGGCATCGCGTCGGACCGCATCAAGAAGACCGGCGGACGCGACGCGCTCGCCGGGCGTACCCCTTCCACCCCCGGCGGGGCGGACCCGAAGCGTGAGTGGCTTCGCGGCCTGACCGGCCGGGACGACTGACACCAGAGCCCTGAGGAGGCAGCCGTGGCAACCCTGACCACGAGCGACGTCACCCTGCCCACGCAGATCGTGGACGGGATCGTCACGAAGACCAAGACCGGATCGACCATCGCAGCGCTGTCGGGCCAGGAGCCCATGCGGTTCGGTGACGTCACGATCGTGACGTTCGACGACGACCTGACTGCGGAGTTCGTCGAGCAGGGCGGGGCGAAGTCCGAGGACGACGCCAAGCCGTCGAGCGTGGTCGCGAGCCCGCACAAGGCCGTCGTGAACTTCCGCACCAGCGACGAGTTCCTGATCGCCGACGAGGACTACCAGCTCAAGATCCTGGACGAGTTCGAGGACAAGTGCGCGCTCGCCCTGGCCCGCGGCCTGGACCTGGGTGCGTACTTCCGGATCAACCCGCGCACGGGCACCGCGATCACCTCGTGGACCAACTACCTCAACGCGACCACGAACCGCGTCGAGATCACCGCCGACTCCAAGCCGGACCTCGACTTCGAGGCCGCCGCGGGTCTGGTCATCGGCGACGGGTACCGCCCGACCGGTGCGGCGTTCGACCCGTCCTACGCCTGGACCCTGTCGACCGCCCGC